AGAACCCTTCCGTGATAACTGCCCTATCCTGACACCCTTGATCCCGGTCCAGTTCCGTGCGGACCATCTCCGCAGCGAAAGCGCAGAACGCGATGCTAGCCTCGTCCTTGCTTGCCTTGGCCGTGTTGCTGTCACTGTTGGCCTGTGACATTGCCCGCAACAGGTCTGCTGCTGCGTTGGTTTGAAAGTCTACAGCCAGTACGGCTGCAGCTCTCTGAGCCTTCAAATCGGCGGCTCCGCCTTTCTCAGTGTTACTCATCGTCTATACCTCAGTGTTGGTAATGGTCGGGATGATTCCCGGAATGACCGCTCTCTGAACGGCCATGCCTAGAGTCACCTACTAGTGCGCCACATAGTCAGCATATGACTCGTATCGGCGTGTCGGCGTGCTGATACTAGCCAGCAGCGCGTCGAATACCTCGCGTACTGCTAACCCGCGGCGCGGCCACATTGGGCCAATGCCCTTGTCAAAGTCTTGCTGCCGCTTGTCCTGCGACCTCATCCAGTTCTGCAATCCGAGCGGCGTGCCACTCGCTGACGTGCCGCCACTCGATTCCCACTCGTATGTCTTGCTCATGATCGTGATCCTTTCATATGCGTATGAAGATTCAGGTCGGGGCGGGAAAGACGTGGCCCCTCACCCATATAGTTGCAAGTCTGATGCCAACTTTGAAAACTCCTTATAAATCAATGACTTACGTGGGTATTGGTCAATAGTCCAGTATATCTTAGACTCAGTCTTGTAAAGTATATCGACACGCAATAACCATGCCATGTTACATAACCTACAATAATGTCAATGAAATCAATGACTTACACACATGGTAACATGGTAACAATATACCTCAATGATATCAATGAGTTACGAGTGGTCAAGGTGTAAAGGATATCGACAGTCAAGTTGGCATGGTCCTTGCCAATGAGGCTGCGCGGTGCTGCTTAGACTGATTGGTTATAAGCACAACCTCAATGATATCAATGACTTACACCACATCCCCCCATACTCCCCCCCATATGGTACGAACAGACCACCTGTGGTTGTAAAGAATCTCGACAGTTATAGGCCCTATTCCTTTTCGCGCAATCCCTTATAAATCAACGACTTACGAGCACATCCCACTTGACATAACGCTGGCAAGGACCGTGCCAACTCTGAATAACTCCTTATAAATCAACGACTTAGCCCACCCTACCCCCCTGCCCCTTGACATCGGGGTCCCGGCGTGAATACTTGGAACGCTGGGGCCCTCGTACATATATTATATAGAGAATTGGGGGAGGTACCGGCCCAGATTAGGTCAGAAAGCTCGAAGAGCTGCCTTGGCGGAGCCAAGTCGGCCCGGCTGGGCCTCCTACCGGCCAGTAAACTACAGGGAAACTACAGGATACAGCATATAGTGTAAATACTTAGCTATAATAATGTCAGAAATGCCCCTCTCACCTGAACTATTAGTAAACTAAGAGTGTTTCTTACCCAGATCAGTTATCTCAGGGTAGAGTAGCAGAGCGAAGCAACTCTGGAGACTTCTCTACGTAGGGATATGACAGTAAGGGTAAGGCTACGTCTTAGTAAGGGTACACACTGTTTGGTCTGTAGCTTAAGAGTAAAGCCCTCCCCTGTGAAGGGAGCAGATGCGGGTGCAAGACCCGTCATTCCACCCAACACGCATGGCGCGCCCCTTTGGGGACCCATCTTTGAGGGAGATTCTTCTCTCTCACCCGGTAAGGCGGGCTGGGGGTGCCCCCTTCCCCCGGTCTGCCCTACCTTCTCATGGAGTAACACATGTCACAAGTAAATCAAGATGTCAGCGCAGTGGATTATGCTGTGGATGGAGGGCTTCTCGTCCTCATCGGAGCAGCCACTGTTGAGCAGACAGGGTTACTCCCCGGAGAGACCTACGTATTCTTGGCCTCAGACCCATGTCTATGCAGATGGGGAGCAGGAGATGCTTCTATCGCAGATGGTGGGTTTGGCTTCGCGGTTGGCCCAAATCCCGTTGTAGTCGTCTGCCCCACCGGGGTTACGGCGGTTAACGTTATTGAGCTCTCCGCTGCTTCTGCAGCTACGGCTGCGTTGGCTATTTCCCGAGTTTCTGCTACATAGTGCCCCAAATCACGATAAATCTCACCACAGAGCAAGCTGTACGCGTAAGAGACGCATTTACGGCTAAATACGGCTTATTGGACGAGGATGGAGCTCCTATACCTGCTACACTGCAACAGATCAAACAATCCATGATTGAGTATCTGAAAGGTGAAGTACGAGGATTCGAGCACAAAGTGGCTAGATTGGCCGCTCAACGCACTATTACAGACGTGGAACCGACATAATGGCTAAGATTAACCCACAAGACATCAGTTGGCTCGCTCCGACCACAAATATGGACGGATCGGCTATTGTAGAGCCTCTTTCCTACCGTTTAGCGGTAGATGGGGTAGATTTCCTTGATTTCCCCGGCACTCTCAATCCAGATGGCCGATACTCCGAAAGTACGGCAAGCATGGGTTTAGAGACGGGAGTACCCCTTTCAATCACCCTAAAAGCCTTTTATGTCTCCAGTCCGTCGTTGATTTCTGATCCGTCGGCTCCATTGGAGATAATTCTGGGGGTTGCGAAACCGAATCCCCCTTTAGACCTGCGAGCAAGCTAAAATGGCTACTGGGACTAGTAATAGGGCTGGTACTATGGTACGCGGTAAGAACGGGCGTTTCGTAGCCGGAAAGAGTGGAAATCCTGCTGGGAGACCGAAAGGCTCCAAGAACATCGTCACTATCCAGAAGCTTATGGTCGAGGAGGCGTTCAGAGCCTCTACAAGCGATGATATGGCAAAGGTGCTGGCGTTGGTGGTCATGCAAGCCTTAGAGGGTGATAAAGCCTCTCAGAAGCTTATATGGGATGCTAACATGTCTAAGCAGAGTATTACTGACGAGAAGAATGCTGGTACGAAACAAGAGATTAAGGTCCGCACCATGAATATCATGCGTGGGGAGACGATTGAGGGGGAAATCATCGATGAAACCACAGAAGAGGACTCATAATGAGTAACCAAACCAGAGAAGATCAATATCGGCCCATTAAGGCCAATAAGCCGCCCCAGCGCCGGTCTCCGAAGCTCAGCCCCGGTCAGCCGGTCGGCACGAGCCAATCGCAGAGCCGCGGTAAGCAAGGCAACGGCTAGTAGCCGGTAAGGGGACCAATTGAAAGTAGTAGGCTACATGCGACAACCCGAAACCCGCACAGGGACTGATAATCGCATCTTTCACGTAGGAGACCAGCTAGAGGCAGAATACCGCTCTCGCAATGCTCCGGTGGATTGTGATCTTGCTATACACCACGGGTATAAAGACTCCACGGCCATGCTTTACTGCAAACAGCATGGAATACCTGTTCTAGTCACTGAGATTGGGATATGGCACAACCCGGGGGAGTTTACCTACGGGATAGGGTACAATGGGCTCAACGCTTGTGCTTTCATGCCCGATCCGCCCGCTGAAGAGCGTGCGAGGCCAGAACTGAAGCCATGGAGGGGTGACGCGGGCGTAACGACCATATTTGGTCAGAAACCCGGCGATGCGGCCCTGCGGGGCCTTGACATCGATAATTGGGTCAAGAGTATGCTTAAGGCATACCCGGGGTCAGAGTTTCGGCAGCATCCTATAATGCTGGAGCAACCGGAGCAGCAAGAGACCTTAGAGGACTGTTTGGGACGAACGGGGCTCGCAGTGACTTATTCCTCGACCGTGGGCGCACAAGCCCTCATTGAGGGAATCACTACATACGCGGAGCATCCCGGCTCTTTCGCCTACAAAGTGGAAGATCGGGAAGAATGGCTCCACCGCCTCTCTTGGCGGATGATTGACCTAGGAAAGCCGATCCCGGTGGATTATATCCTCTCAGGGTATGAAGAAGCACGAGAACGGGCAAAGGCGGGGAAATGGGACAAATAACAGATGAATACAAACAGACGATCAAAGATTACCGAGGAGACACCTCACCAAGCTGGGGGTCAACCGGAGCACGTAACTTTGGGTACAGATTGCTCAATTTTCTCGATCAACGGGAAGATGTCAAGACGGTGCTTGATTTCGGGTGCGGACACGGTTATCTCGGGAGATTCGTGGCTGAACACCGTCCGGACGTCGTGTGGGCCGACTACGACCCCTCCATTGAAGGCAAGGACGAGTTACCCACGGGTACCTTCGATCTTATCTGCTCTTCGGACGTTCTTGAACATATAGAGCCTGAGAAGCTCAAAGAGGTACTTAGTTGGCTCAACGAGCACTCAAAGTACCAATATCACCTAATTTCATGTGAGTTGTGCCAAGGACCCCTAATGTCCGATGGCAGGAACCCACATCTGATAGTAGAGACCCCGGAGTGGTGGAGAGACACATTCGCCCCTTACGGGACGTGCATGTTCTGGTCCAAGGAAGAAATCAAGAAAAGAGGACGGATCGCACCCTACTGCTCTATTCAGGTCGATTGATGGACGTTAGATACGCTCAGGTGCCCGTGGAGGGCATACTAGGTAAACTCATACGGAACCCCGGATATGGGGGCCAAGCGGTCGAATTGAACGGATGGTGCTGGACACCTGTAGTATCGGTAGACGATAAGCCTCTGTTTCAGGAAGCGCTACGTGAGTCGATTAGAGAAGCAGGAGTCCGAAACCCGATCATTATATACGCGCTTGCTGAGGGAGACTTCCTTGGCTTTGGAGGATCAAGACTTAGAGCCGTTCGATCTTTGGGCCTTGAGAGAATACCAGCGCTGGTTAACGACCATGTTGGGCGCTATCAGCAAGCCGAGGCCGTATCCGAGGAAAACTGGGAAAAGTTCTTCACAGACATCCCAGAGTACTTAGAGTTCACGCCAGATGGCGTAGATACACATTATTCAATAGAACGTAACCGACGCCATCACTATGACCCTGCGGGGCTAGAGTGGGCCAAAGGAGAGGAATTCATAGCTACAGAGTTCTCGTGGCTGGCTGAATACGACTGATGGACGTACAATTACACGAAAAGCAATCCGTTGTCTTTAATGACGACACTCGCTTCAAGGTAGTTGCTGCCGGACGACGTTTTGGTAAGAGTTACCTCGCTGCAGTCGAGTTGTACGTAGAGGCCGGAAAGGTCACTAAAGTGCGCTCTGACGGCACAGAAATCGATTTACTGAATGAAGTAGTATACTGCGTAGGCCCTACCTTCAAACAAGCCAGAGAGAACCTCTGGAACGTTATGATGGACTTAGGCCAAGGGCTTATAGAGGGCATACGTCAGAACGAAGGGGAAATACGATTAACGAATGGCAGGATTATCCGGTTCAAAGGGGCCGACGACCCAGACTCCCTCCGGGGCGTAGGTCTTTCATATGTCGTTATGGACGAATATGCCTTTATGAAACCGAGCGTATGGGAGTACATTATCCGCCCGGCACTTGGGCGGGCAGAGGGCGGGGCTCTATTTATTGGTACGCCAGCGGGAAAGAACCACTTTTACCACATGTGGACATCCGCATTAAATGGACTCGATCCTTCGAGTGGGAAGGAATCGTCAGACTGGAAAGCCTTTCAGTTTATGAGTGCGGACAACCCGCACCTTACGACGAACGAGATACAGAGCTTATATGACTCTACCTCGGAGGAAGCACAGCAACAAGAGCTAGAAGCATCATTTGAATCCACGGGCGGTAAGGTATTCACATATGAGCAATTCCCCATCGTCCCGTGCTCCTTCCAAGGAGAGTATGTCCTCGCTTGCGATCTTGCTGGCTTCTCAGCAGCAGAAGGCAAAAACAAGCCAAAGGCTATACTGGACGACCACGCACTTGCGGTGGTCAAGGTACATGAGAAAGGCTTCCACGTCGAACGAGTGTTCCACGGTAAGTGGGACGTCAGAGAGACCGCTCTACGGATCGTGAAGGCTTACAGAGA